ACGATGTAAGGTATCTTAATACCCGTTTTTTCATCATCTAACGGGTTAATATGCTCAAAACCAGTCAAATCTAAGTCAGTATGTATCTCTAAAAGCGTACATTCCTCCCCATCTGCCGTTTTTTGTACCCCAGAAAGCTCTCTTTCTTTCTTTTTTAACTCATCATCTTCGGTATATGGCGATAATTCGATGTCCCTATAGAACCCACCTGCCTGATATTTACGCACATCGTTCATGCTCATGCGTACTACGTGAGTAATTCTTGATGCTGACGCTAAATCAGTGGCATTATAGGGTACCACTAGGTCATCTGCGGGTACGAAACGAGAAACTGCACGATCTAAAATATCGTCAAAGTATACTTTTTTAAAAGCACTACCCGCCAATGGTAGATAAAATAATAATCTATCCATTTCTGGGTCGTATTCGTCCATAACATGAACTATCTGATAGTTCATAAAATCTTGAATTCGCTGAGACTGCGCTACCGTCTGCGGGGTAGACGTTCCAATCACTTGCGTTCTTACGGGGCCAGAACTTGGTAGTAGTTCTTTATACGCCTGTGCCTGAAACTGAGTTACAGCCTCAGCGATAAGGGGGTGAGTGACACCACTAGAACCTCTAAATGGCTCTTCTCTTTCTTCGTACTTAATACCTAGTAAATCTAAACCATCGGTATAGGCATCTTGCCATTCTTGGCGACCTGACGAATCTTCTTCATAGTAACCAATAAGTTCATTTGAAATATCAGTTAATTCTTTTTCGTCTATCAGTTCCGCAAGGTTCGCATCAAAATCAGTAAGTAATTCTTGCGTTAACTCTTCAGTGATATCTTGTCCTTCTATAATTACGCGCGGTAATTCATTTGGATCTTCTTCAATTTCACCTTCTTCTTCAACAATAATATCCTGATCTTCTCCGTCCATAATCGGCTGCCCCATAGGAGGCATCGATTTGTCGATTATTGATTCTGCCATCTTACTTTGTTAACCCCTTAGATTTTTCATAAGTACGAAGTGACCCTAACCCTAATAAACCACCTAATACCGTCATCAAACTTGCCATATCAAATTCTGGCAACTGTGGAATCTCCGCACCAAATAACGTAACTATAAATATAATAATAGGTTGTATCACAAAATGATAGGCAAATGCTACCCCACATACCCAACCTATAAATGGTCGCCATGAACTTTTAAAAAACGCTGGACTAGCTGCTTCAATTTTATTTACCTCTATCTGCGCCATGGCAACGTCATGTGCTTGCTTTTCAGCCATAGTCGCTATCTCATGCGCTAACTTAGCTTTTTGATCTTTATCTTCAATAAATTTATCTAATAATCCTGTAACTGGACCTATAAGTGCTGTTAACATCAGTAATATACCCTCGGTGCTAATTTATAATCAGTTATCTCTTCCGCTTCATCGTGGTTCAAACGTAAGAACCCACCTTTACGAAAACGTATCAACGCCATCGACATCGAATCGCAAAAGTCATCATTCTCACCATAAGGAAAAGCTGCACACTCCTCAATTAAATCCTCCGCAAACTTTTTCTCCGGTGCCCACACTTTACCACTCTCAAATATCGGTGCGACCATGTGCATCCTCGTTACCTTATCACGACCTTTGCTCGGTGTATAATTTACCACAGGAATACCCATATTTCGTAACTCGTCCGTTAACGGTGTACCACTAGCTTTCGCCTCTATCAACACCATATCAGGGTCCCAGTAATTATACTCCTCCAACGCAGTCTCTTTCAGTTCGGGAAAGTTCCAACGACCTCTCTGAGCATCTAATAAAATAATATGGTCGGCACCACCTTCCTCAGGTTGAAATATACCCCAAGTAGTTATCGCACTATAGTCTGCTGTCTCCTTCTTACTAAATGCCGTATCATAACTTTGCATAATATAATCTACTGGCGGTATCTGCTCCTTCTCCCACACATTCCACCATTCACGTTTAATAATCGCTGATTCTTGGGCTGTGGGGTTTTGTTGCCATTGCGCGTTCCATTTACCTGCACTCAAACTCGCCTTTACCTTTAACAACTCCTCTTTCTTCCAATACTCTGGCCATAACACCCTGTCACTCGGCAATATTGCTGGAAACTCAACCACATCCCACTGGTCGCTCATCACATCACTAGCCTGTGCCTTAATCAACTTACCCGTCAAATCTTTCAAACTCCAACGAGTCATAACCACCACTATTGAACCACCAGGCTGTAACCTTTGCCTCGGGCCAGAAGTGTACCACTCATACGCACTCTCTAATGCAGTCTCAGATAACGCATCCTGTTCCGAATGCGGGTCATCAATAATAAGCAAGTCAGCACCACGACCCGTAATCGCACCTCCAACACCAGCCGCATAATATTCACCACCTTCCGACGTTTCCCACCGTCCAGCAGCTTTGGAATCAGCTTTAAGATTAACATCTGGAAATACCTCCTTATATTGCTCCGTCTCCATTAAATTTCTAACTTTACGACCAAACCGTACCGCTAACTCAGCAGTGTGCGTCGTCTGAATAATTTTTAAACTAGGATTCTTACCTATCAACCACGCAGGTAATAAATAACTCGCAAACTCACTTTTAGTATGTCGAGGAGGCATATTGACAATGATCCGTGAGCCACGATTAGTTGATAACTTCTCAAATTGTTTGGCTACTTTACGATGATGTTTACCCTCAATAAAGCCCTCATAAACATGGTTCACGAAAACCATAAAATCATCTTGTGCCTTATCTCGAATGGTCAGTCTACGCTTGGCTTCCTCTAGTGCCAATATCTCACGAACTACATCATCACTTACCGCGTTTAGACTCATACCCTAATATCAACCCTCTGAATAAGTTTGGGTTTGGGTTTATTCTGCTCACGTTGCTCCTCTACTCGAGCTTGCTCCACTTGCCTTTTATCCTTAACAGGCACCAACGGAACACGGTCTTTTATACTCGTTACTTCCATCACGGTTCTCCGTCCAATGATAATTATCTTGAATTATATTTATAAAACCTACAACTTGCTACTACTTTACTACTAATAAGGGGGGCAAAAATTTTTTTGGTCGATTTTTAACCACCGACCAAAAAGTCCGATCGGTCTTAAGTACCTAGACCGACCGATGGACTAGAATCAACTAGCCCATCATCCCGATCAGCATTACACTTTTTCAATTTTACAAAGTGAATGCTCGGTTTCTTCCATGTGCTTGTAATTTTCTTCAGTAATATAATATTGTGAATGTTGGACGGTAACATCGATCCTACGTTGGACTTCCTCAGAAACAAAGTCTTGCGCTTCATCAAAACTATCAAATGTTTTAACTAATGGTTTAGGATCTCCATAGTCAATTGCGTAGGTTACTTTAAATCTAGACATTTTTTGATCTCCTATTTTGTCGTTGCGAGAATGCTATATCACGTTTCATGATCCTAAGTCTGTGCTCGCGCTCTCGCATATAGTTTTTAATATCTGTAATAATTAAACCTATCGCCCATATTAAAAGAAATAAAAATATAATTATTAGTGTTAGTTGTGCGTAATACATTTTTCGATCCTCCTTGTGGGCATGGGAAACCATGCCCATGTTGTTGTTGTTTGTTACTTAGACGTGATTGATAGACTACGATAGTTAGTCTCAGTCTTTAGACTGTCAACGTCAATTCCTAACTCTTTGCATAACTTCTCAATTTTGTTGCTATCAAACTTTTTTAATGTTTTATGTTTGATAGTTGCAACGGCTTCGGATCCTTCAATAAAATCATTGTGCTCAGACTTAATATCTTTTTTAATTTTATCAAAGAGCTCATTCAAAGGTTTGAGAGTGTCTTGAAGTCTTAACGCTTCGTCTACTTTTTCCTCTGTTGTTAGAACATGTAACATACCGTCTAAATATGCGAATTGCTCAGTGGGGACTTTACATGCAAAAACTTTTCCATTTATTGCTGTCAAACCGTTTACAGTTTTTTTGGTTGATGTTTTACTCATTAGACTTTCTCCTTTCTTATGTCTTGTTAATCTAATATGATTAGATTACATGAATATGAAACATAATGCAACAATTAATATTAATTTATTTATTTTTAATATATATTTGCAATTCGATGGTTAATAGTTTAGGATCATATATTCAATGACAGAAAGGAGATTTTAAACCATGTCAATAACAACAGAACAATTACATCAAGAATTACAACATTACTACGGGACTGAAGGATATCATCGTATCCACCCGATCTGTAATCCTACAAACTCCGCTTTTACGGATGGAGTCAAAGCGTTTGCAACTAAAGCGCAAGCGTATTGGTTTTTGGACATCGTATTTAGTGAATTAATAACTCATAAAAAAACAAAAGATGAAACTTTTTTAGACATACTTTTAAGTGTAGGAAAAAAAGGATTATCTGGTTTAGAAAATGAAGCGTGGATCGTAGTAACCGACGGAAACGAAAACGAACTATATAAAAGAGTAATTGAATACACCGATTGTCCAGACGGTGATTGGGATTTCTTTTTTACAGGTAGCGTGTTGATGTTACCTAGTGAATACTAGGTATTTTTGCCGGATAGGAAACTATCCGGCATTTTTTTTAATAAAAATTTAATGATAAAAAGGAGAAACTGTGTTAATGAGAAAAGCCACTTTTGCAATACATGAGGACAGATCTTTTTTAGGTTATTCGGGAAATACATATTGGAATGGATGGGATGAGCCTTGTTTTGATGAAAAAACTGCTCAAGAAGTTTTAGATTATTATCTTAATCAAGAATGTAAAGAATCTGCAAAAGGTTGGAGAGAAACTTTTCAAGAATTTTTAGACTCTAAAGATAAAATTATTTTTTCTAAACTCAATCCAATACATCTTG